GTCATCCGCGGATTTTTTTCCCTCCCGGCGATTTTTTGAGCCAGGGCAGACACCTGCAGCCATTGAAATAGCAAGCGAATTCGCTGCGGTGCGGCGACGCGGCGGCATTTGTTTTCTGGCGCGAGTCCCATGACCGAAGAGACGGACAAAGAACCGCCGGCGCCGGCTCGGCTCGACCTCTTCGGCGATCCCGTGCCGGAAGGCTGGGGCAAGCGCGGCCGGCCCGAGCACATCGCGACGCTCGAAAGCCGTAACAAGGTCGTTCTGCTCTTGGCGCTTGGCTGGGGCAACGAGCGCATCGCCGGCGCGCTCTACATCACGCTGCCGACGCTGCGGAAGCATTACAAGGGCGAGCTCAAGCTGCGCGACGTCGCGCGTGATCGAATGAACGCGGCCGTGGCGCGCAAGCTCTGGGCGCTGTTCCAGGACGGCAGCGTCGCGGCGGCGAAAGAATTCCTCGGCTTCGTCGAGCAGAACGATCTCATGCAATACGGCCAGAGCTCGCCGCCGCCGCAATCGCCGAAGGAAAAGAAGCTCGGCAAGAAAGAGCAGGCGCTGGTCGACGCGCAGCAGCCCGATGCCGGAACACCGCTCGGCGAACTGATGGCCGAGCGCCAGGCGCAGCCGGTCAATTGAGATGTGGGACCTGAGTTGCCCGGATTGGGAAGACCGGATCAAGAATGGCCGGTCGCTGATCCCAAGCCTGCCGCTGATCGAAACCGAGGCCCGGATCGGCCTCTCGTTCTTCGACGAGATCCAGTTGCCCGACCAACCCGGCCTTCCGCGCATGCGGGACGCCGCCGGCGAATGGTTCCGCGAGTTGGTGCGCGTTGCCTTCGGCTCGTGGGACCCGAGCAAGCGCATCCGGTATATCCGCGACATCTTCGCGATGCTGCCGAAGGGGCAGAGCAAGACGACTTACTGCGCCGCCTTGATGCTGGCGGCGATGTTGATGAACCGGCGCCCGCGGGCGGAAGCGCTGTTCGTCGGGCCGACCCAGAAGATTGCCGACACCGCCTATGAGCAGGCGGTCGGCATGATTGAGGCGTCGCGCGATCTCAAGCGGCGCTTTCGTCCCAAGGATCACGTCAAGACGATCCTCGATCTGGTCACCAAGGCCGAGCTTCGGGTCAAGACCTTCGACGTCAACGTCCTGACCGGCTCGATCCTGTTTCTGGCCATGGTCGACGAGCTGCATCTTCTGGGCCGCAATCCCTACGCGACCAAAGTGTTGCGCCAGATCAGGGGCGGTCTTGAAAAGACGCCCGAGGGATTGCTGCTGATCACGACCACGGCCAGCGACGACATCGCGGCCGGCGCGTTCAAGGACGAACTGAAGCTGGCGCGGGAAATTCGCGACGGCAAGATGCGCGGCAAGACGATCCGGCCGATGTTGCCGATCATCTATGAGCTGCCGGCGGCGATCCAGAAACAGCCGGCGCGGGGCCCGGCACTTTGGGAAGATTCGTTTTATTGGCCGATGGTCATGCCGAACCTCGGCCGGTCGGTGCACCTGCAAAGCCTGATCGCCGACTTCGAGACCGAAAAGCAGAAGGGGCTCGGCCCGAAACTGATCTGGGCCTCGCAGCACCTCAATGTCGAGATCATCGTCAGCCAGAAGTCGGAAGCCTGGGGCGGCGTCGATTTCTGGGAAAAGACCGAAGATGACGGCATCAAGGGCATCAGCGATCTGATCGCCCGCTGCGAGGTCATCGTTATCGGCATCGACGGCGGCGGTCTTGACGATCTGTTCGGCCTGACCGCGATCGGCCGCGAGAAGGAAACCAAGCGCTGGCTATCGTGGTCGCATGCGTGGTGCGATCGGGTGGTTCTGACTCGGCGGCAGATCATTGCGACGCTGCTGTTGCAATTCGAGAATGCCGGCGACCTGACCATTGTAGACGATGAACTGACCGACCTGGCCGAGATCATTGCCGTCGTCGAGAAGGTCAACGAGGCGGAACTGCTGGCCGCCGTGGCGATCGACAACGAGGGCCCGTTCGGCGAGCTGGTCGACGAGCTCGACAAGATCGGCGTCAACGAGGCGAGCGAGCAGGTCATCGGCATCGGCCAAAGCTATCGGCTGATGCGGGCGATCAAGACGACCGAGCGCAAGCTCAAGAATGGATCGTTCAAGCACGCGCCCAGCGAAATGATGAATTGGTGCGTCGGCAACGTGAAGATCGAGCCGACGGCGACGGCCATCCGCGGCACCAAGCAGAACGCCGGCGATGCGAAGGTCGACCCGGTCTTTGCCCTTTGGGACGCGGCCGAGGTGATGACGCGCAACCCGAAGCCGAAAAAGCCGTTGAGCCAGCGCTCCTATCTCGAGACCGAGCCGCTGCTTATCATTTGAGGGCGACGAGCATGGATTTCCGCGCCCTCGGTGCTTCTGTTCGCGTCGCGGCGCCGACGGTCATGGCCGATGCTGTCGGCCTCGCTGGCTGCGGTGCCGTGGTCTATGGCGTTTGGCTCGTGAGCGTTCCGGCCGCCTTCGTCGTCGGCGGTGTCATGGCGATGATCGCCGCCTGGCTTGTCTCGCGGAGCCGAGACGCCACAGATAACGGGACCGCCGAATAATGCGCGGCCTGTTCGCAGCTATGTCGCGCGGCGCGCGGCAGTTCAAGACGACGGATGCGTCGGATCTGACATGGGCCGCGTTGCTCGGTCAGCCGAGTTCGAAGGCTGGCGTCGCGGTCAATGTGCAGACGGCCATGCGCGTCGCGACTGTGTTTGCCTGCTGCCGCGTGCTGGCGGAAGGCATCGCACAGGTGCCGTTCAATCTTTACCGCGAGGAAGGAGACTCCACCAAGCTCGCGAAGGATGATGCTCGATTTTATCTGCTCGCCAAGCGTCCGAACGACTTCATGACGTCGTTCGAATTCCGCGAAACGATGATGTATCACGCGGTTCTGACGTCGAATGCCTTCGCATATATCGGTCGCGGCGGGCCGCCGGGCAAGAACGGCAAAAAGCCGATCGTCGAATTGATCCCGATCTATAGTCCAGTGCGGGTCGATCTCGACGAGAACTGGAATATCACCTACTGGATCGAGGCGCCGACCGGTGGCGCAGTTCCCTACACGCCCGACGAAATCTTTCATCTGCGCGGCCCGTCATGGAACGGCGTCGTCGGCATGGATGCCGTCAAGCTGGCGCGGGAGTCGATCGGGCTCGCGATCGCGACCGAAGAAACGCATAGCCGGCTGTTCTCGAATGGCGCGCGGCCTGGCGGCGTGCTGACGGTCGAAGGCACCTTGAACAAGGAGTCGAAGGACGCGCTGAAGGCGAGGATCGCCGAGCAGCAAGAGGGACTTCACAATAACTGGAAGACGCTTGTCCTCGACCAGAACGCCAAATGGACGGCCATGGCGATGTCGGGCGTCGACAGCCAGCAGCTCGAGACGCGGCGTTTTCAGATCGATGAAGTGTGTCGGGCCTTCCGCGTGTTTCCGCAGATGGTCATGCACTCCGACAAGACGTCGACCTTCGCCAGCGCCGAGCAGTTCTTCATCGCGCATGTGACACATTCGCTGTTGCCGTGGTTCAAGCGCTGGGAAGAACGCGTCGAGCTGCAGATCCTCGACAATGAAGACGGCCTCGAAGCGAAGTTCGCACTCGCGGCCCTGATGTTCGGCGATGCCGCGCAGCGGTCGACCTACTACCAGAATGCGCTTGGCGGCGCGCGCGGCGAAACGGCATATCTGACGCGCAACGAGGTCCGCAAGATCGAGGCCTCGATGCTCGGCATCTCGTTCAATCCGGTCGCCGGCGGCGACACTGTGCCGATGCCGGCGCAGACCGCGCCAGGCCAGACCAAGCCTCCGCCGATCGGCGGACCCGACCCTCTGAATCCTCAAACCGATCCGGGGACAGAAGCATGAGCGATCTCAATCTCGCAGGCGAAAGCTACGCGCATTCGCTGATCGCCGCCGGCCGCGTCGACAAGTCGTCGCCGTGGTCGTTCTCGGCCGACGACGGCAATGCGCTGCTCGGCAAAGGCGGTGATGATTGGGACAGCTATTCGAAGGCGCATCTCGGCCTTGATCGTTCGGCGACCGACAAGACCAAGGCGCGTTACAAATATCCTTTCGCCAAGGGTGGCAAGCTTTATCGATCGGCCTTGATCGCGATCGATAGCCGCGCCGGTCAACAGAGTGACGCTGCGATCCAGAAAG